TGGTGATGGGATAGTTAGTGACGAAGAACTAAGTCATGTAAGTGAAATAAAGAAGCTAGAACATGATTTACGAAAACAAAGAGCGCAAAGACGTATGGCAACTGCCAGTTTGGTTGCTATGGCTTTGTTTACTTTTGCTATGTTCTTTGTCGATTTGGAAAGAGTTAAGGCTTTGGCAGATATTAGTAATCTTTTTTATATCACTGGTGGTGGTATCGTTGCTGCATACATGGGTGCATCTGCTTTTATGAATAGGAAATAATATGTTTTCAGCCCTTATTGGGCCTATAGCTAACCTTGCTAGTTCTTGGATGGAATCTAAGGTCGAAAAAGTTAAAGCTGATGGCCAAGCTAAAGTTGCTCAAGCTAAAAGTAAAGCAGCAGTAGCAGAAAAAATAGCATCAGGTGAGATTGCATGGGAAAAATCTATGGCTGATGCCACAGATAGCAGTTGGAAAGATGAGTTTGCTCTAATTGTTTTACTACTACCTGCAATATTAGTCTTTATACCGAGCATGACAGAGTATGTCAGACAAGGTTTTGAAGTCTTAAATACATTACCAAAATGGTATCAATATCTTTTATTTATAGCCGTTTCTAGTTCATTTGGCATTAAAGGTGTTGGTCAAGCAATGAAACTGATGGGGAAAAAATGAGTAATATTTACATGAGGTTATACGATTTCTTTCATGCAATAGCTGATATTTTTTGGAAAAAATATGTTGATTCAATAAAAAAGAGGGCAAAGCAAGATCATGGCATTACTAAGCAAAAAAAAGAAAAGCAGCAAGAAAAAAGCAATACCAACAAACAAGGCTCTGTACGCAAGAGTAAAAGCCGAAACAAAAAGAAAATTTGACGTATATCCATCAGCTTATGCCAATGCTTATTTGGTCAGAACGTATAAGAAACGTGGTGGAAAGTATAGGACTGCATAATGGCAAAGCCTACTGGTGGACTTACAAAGTGGTTTAAAAAAGAAAAATGGGTAGATATTTCTGCGCCTAAAAAGGGTGGTGGTTATGAGAAATGTGGTCGTAGCAAAGCCAAAGGCAGTAAGAGAGGTTATCCTAAGTGTGTTCCATCTGCAAAAGCTAAGACTATGACTAAGGCACAGATAAGGTCGGCTGTAAAACGCAAACGTGCCAATCCTAAAGGTAAAGTAAAAACCATACTTAAAAAGAGGAAAAGATAATGCCATTTAGTAAATATTCTCCAAAGCAAAAAAAACTAGCTAGAACAGCCCCACCAAGAAACAAAATTACAGGGGCAGATTTCAAGAAACTCAAAAAGAAAAAGAGGAAAAAGTAATGGCAAAAGGTGTAAAGCATTATTTTAGAGATGGTACAGAACACAAAGGTGGTATGCACAGGATGCCTAATGGCAAGTTACATTCTGGTAAGACACATACTAAATCTTCAAAACCATTATTTCACATGAGAGAACTATCCAAAACTGCACAGGCTAAAGCTAGAAAAAGAAAGTAAGATCATGGATATTGAGCAGTTAAGAAAAGAACTTGAAGCTGATGAGGGTGTAAAGAAGAACGAAAAAGGCAATCACATTACCTACTTTTGCAGCGAAAATGTGGTTACAGGTGGTATTGGCCACATGATTACAGAATGGGATGATGAGAAGTATTTGCAAGTTGATGTTGAGATACCAGATGAACAAGTTAGTGCTTGGTTTGATAAAGACATTGAGACTGTAATAAATGATTGTAAAAAGTTGTATGATGACTTTGATTATTTACCAGAAGAAGCAAAATTAATTATTGCAAACATGATGTTTAATCTTGGTTATCCTCGACTAAGCAAATTTGTAGGCATGAAGTCTGGTGTAGATAATAGAGATTGGAATAAAGCTGCTGATGAGATGATTGATTCTAATTGGTATAAACAAGTTCCAAACAGAGCAGGTAGGCTTGTCAAACGTATGAGGGCTTTACATGGCTCAATCTAAACGTAAGAAAAAAAAGTCAGTCAATTTATCTGTTGGTAGAGGTGAAAAGCTATCAGTTAAGCAAGGTGGTGGTCTTACTGCAAAAGGTAGGGCTAAATACAATCGTGCTACAGGCAGTAATTTAAAAGCACCAGTTACAGGTAAAGTTAAACCAGGCAGTAAAGCTGCTGCTAGAAGAAAGTCTTTTTGTGCCAGGTCTAGGAATTGGAAAGGGCCAAGAGGGAAGGCTGCAAGACGCAGATGGAAATGTTAACAACTAAGGAGATATATTATGCCTATGGGTAAAGGTTATGGCTCTATGAAGCCAAAGAAAAAGAAAACCAAAATGGTTAAAAAAGTCAAAACAAACAAGATGGCTAAAAGACGTAGAGTTTAAAGTGTAACAGGTTTTTCAAAAACATTCTTTTTTTGTTTGCATTACTATGCGTTTTCGCATACAATAAAAATTGTAAATAAAAACTGGTTAGGAAAAACAAAATGACAAGAAGAAACGCAGCAGAATATGAAATAAAAACAGCATATTTATCAAGCGATTTTGGTTATGACATAGCCATAAAATGGTTTGGTCAAGAAGCTATTGATGATTTACCAAAATATACTAAGGGTAAGCATCAGGGCAAACCAATGGGTTTAATAAAATGGTGTAAGGTTGTAAAAGGTGGTTATCATCCATATTTTTTTGCTTATACAGGTCGTATAGAAACAAGAAAAGGTTGGATAATTGGTAAAGCACTCTATCAAACAAATTGGTCTTATAATTTTAAAACAAAAAAATCTACACCTAGAAATACATTAGTTTCTGAATGTGGCGAGGATAGTGTTGAAACTTGGGGAGCATTAGGATGTTAACTCAAGATTATAAATACTTAATTAAGACAACTATTGGTCAGAGTGTTTTCGATCAAATGTGTCAAGCTGTTCTTTTTTCAAAGCATCAAATGATTTTTGAAATGAAAAGCAATGAAGAATTAGTGGCTCAATTTATATCTAAGTGTATCAACAAGGGAGCAAAATAATGACAAAAGAGATACCAAGTAATTGGATAGATGTTGGTAATGGTATTTATCATCACGATGATATGGCTATTTATAGTAATGACAAAAATAACGAAGTTCATCTTCTAAGTGTGACAAAGTCAAAATTTTCTTTGCTATTAAGCACAAAAGATTGGAATGAGATATTAAATTTTGTAAAAGAAAGAGGAGTAAAATAATGAAACAATCAAGAGTAAAATTTGCATTTAATGACAACTATAATATGAACTGTGATATTGATGAATTAAAAAAATTAGGTTTTCAAAACTCATCATATCATAACGATTTAGCACCATCTTACACCAATTCAAAAGGTAATATTCAAGTGTATTTTTTTGATCTTGAGGATGAGTCAATAAAAAATGAGGGCATTGAATATAAATATTCTATTTTAAAATTAGACGAACATGGTGAATATTTAGATGATATCGGACAAGTAAATACATTTGATGAAATGATAAAATTAGTAAAAGAAAATGAAACTAATCTACTTTCAATAGATTTTAACACAACTCTTTCAAATAAAGATATGTGCGAAAAGTTTATTACTTCACTTTACACTAATAACAAATTGTTTCATTTTGATGATGATCCATCGGTGCAAACTGACAAAAATGGAAATTTATTATTTACAACAAAAGAATGTGAATTATTAAACAAAAGAATTGATGAAATTTTTGAAATTCTTGATGATCCTTACGAATTAGCAGTTGAACTAGTAAGTCAGGAGCAAATTAATGTCAGTTAAATACTCCTATGATAAGGCTAATGGTGTTTATTATTTTAGAAAAAATGGTAAGAAAATAGCATTTGCCAAAACTGAAGAAGCCTTAACAAAAAAGCTGATGCAACTTGGTAAATTTTCAGAGGTAACAAACAAAAGTAATCTAACTGTTAAAGATGCTTTTGACAGTTTCTTGCCTTATGCAAAGCAGAATGTAGCCCCTACAAGCTATCGAAACTATTTAGGCTATATAAATAATCATTTAGCTGATGAACATTCACCTTTTATGGTCGATGACAAACCTCTTATTGATTACAAGATATCAGATTTAGACGATCATATGATGGATAAAATATTAAAAACACTTAAAAGAACAAAGCACAATGTATCAGCTACAACCATTGTTCATATTTATAGTGTTTTTAAAAGTGCAATTACTTACATATATA